AGACGGCGTAGCCCTCGTACCAACCTTTACCAATAGTTATCACGCCTGCTCTAAGAGCAGCCCATTGAACTAACGCATGATGGATAAACGCCAACATTGCCCATGAAGACAGAGCTCCCATGGGTTGCCCAGTAGCATACTCTACGTAGCCTAATTCGGAAACCAACTGTTTAGGTTGGTTCTTACCGAAAGAGACCCGTTTAGGCGTATGATACTTACGACCAACCATGAGGCAGCCCCACAACTCCGCACCCCAACTTGTTAAGAAGGGGCTTAAGAGGATCTTTTGCAAGACCAATGGTATTCGATCAGTCGCGGACGATAAGTCAAATGAGAAGACTGGAGGTAGACGACCGTCTTTTGAACGGTTGTTTTCCTGCCAGACCCTCAGATTACGAATCGGACGCTCCTGATCAAATGTCCCATCTTGTGGAATTTGCTCCAGGAGTCCGAACACGCCCCTATGGAGCGCGTTCATTATCCATTGTGTCCATGGGTCAACCATGGCGAATACTCGGATCTTCCCAGCCGGCTCAGGTTTGAACCCAAGTTTCCCAAGCCAATTAGTTGCTTCAAAAGGGCACTTCGGCCCCGATGATGAGAGTGGAAGGGAATCCTCCCAAACCCACAACTCTTTGGCCCAGGATTCTATACGGTTCAGCACCCACGTATTACCAGTCATCTTGCACCAATTAACTAAAATTGGATAAAGCGGGCTGTGCAACCACGTGAATGCTGAACTTAGTACCGATGCGGGTGAGGTACTTTGCGCCCCTACGGGCGATTCGTACCCTCGCACCGAAGGTCCAGACTTTGAGATCACGAATGGGTTGGCTCGGAGTGACTTCATGTACTCCAATGGACCTTCCCCCTCTTCCGACCAAAGTGCATCAGTTACTGTTCCTTCCTTTTGGAACTTAGTCTTCAACACTTTGGTAAGATGAGTGAGTACGAATTGACTAAATTCGTACCCCAAAGAAGGGTCCATCCGTGTTCCGTCAGTGATTGAATTGATCTTTAATTTCCCGGGAAACTCTAATACTCGGTATAAGCCGAATAGAGTAGCCCAGAATCTTATCGTCCAAATCTCTCCCTGACGAATACGAGCTCGATGAAGAGCTGGAATAATAGAAGGACATCCACCATGCGTTCGACCGACCCGCGCCCCGAAAGGCGTTAGATCGTACAGGCGTTGGCCACCAACAAACTGTTGAAGCATTGAGGAACAAGCTTTTAAGTAAATTACTAAAAACTTGATCCCCCCTGACTTATACAACAGGTGGTAGGTTTTCAACGTAGTGATAACTACTTTGACTACTGAAAGGTTAACTCTCCGTCCCAGCAAAGCCACACATCCGAGGATATGTGGGATTGCCGGTCGCCCAAGTTTTACCTTGAGCATGGCACCAAGAGACGCATAGGAGCTTAGCAGTCGAGAATACGCACGACCAAGCGTTCGCTTGAATTGTG